AAAATGTTCCAAAGAACTGGCATGGAAACATCCATGGAACCAGATTTCACAACTGGCAACATACGTTACAAAGCGCGTGAGAGATATTCCTTCGGTTTCTCTGATTGGAGAGGAATCTACGGATCACAAGGTGCGTAAACTGAACGATTAGAAATACCGTTTATTACTCAAGTATTTCAAATTAAGGGTCCGAAAGGACCCTTTTTTTTGTCAAAAATAATGTGTATATATATGTATAAAAACTTGCAAATATCTGTATATTTAGTATGATGGGTATGTAGAAAATGGTTTCTACAGAAATAAAAAGGTAAAAATATGAATAGAAAAGAACTACCAAACAAACTTGCGAACCAAGCAAGAAAGATAGCCTTTCAAAAAAAGGTTGCGACTAACAAAGTTTTACAACCAATGTTATTAGAACATGGTTTTGAGGATGAGAATGGCGTAAATCTGGAAACATACTCTATAACCATTGGCGTGTTTGAGGATTTGGACAAAGTTCCAACAAAAGAAACTATGGAAGATTTTGATTTACTTTGAAAAACTCCATAGATAAGTCTGCGGCAAAAGAGGCTGTCGCAGACGTTAGCGTGGGTTTTTTCATGGCTTTTCCTGTAGCGTTAGCCGTCATTTCATTTTCTAGGTGGATAGGCTTGGGTATTATCACAACAGCTGTGTTTCAAACCATAGTCTTTACCTTAGTGTCTTTAGTAAGAAAATACTTTGTAAGAGTGCATTTCAAAAAAATCAATAATCAAAAATAAACTTTTTTTGCAAGAACCAGACTTTATTTACGTCTTGCCATACTTGATTAAGTAATTCCTAAGTAGTAGTATTTGATTAACAATAATTAAATTAGCTTGATGAGGGGCGACTTGTCGCTTTCCATTAATACAAACAAAGGAGTTCATAATGGCTAATCCACATTTCCAAAACCAAATACAATGGGCGGGTAACACCGTTGCAACTAAGGCAAAAAAAGATCAACCGATGTTTATGCCTTTACCTTCTGACCAAACACACTATGGTTATTTTAATGATTTTATGACCTATAACAGTGGTGATTGGACAATTACAACAACAGAGGCAGGCACAGGGTCCGCAACAGAGGCAATTACTTCTGGTGCTGGCGGACAACTTTTGCTAACTAATGCCGCAGGCGATAATGACTTAGACTTTTTACAGTTAAAAGGCGAGTCATTTTTAATTACAGGCTCAAAATTAGCGACGCTACACAATCTGATTTTGTCATGGGCCTACAAATTACCGATACTACTCCGTTAGCGGTTTCAGACGGTATTTTCTTTATTAAAGACGACGGTGATACAAACCTAGACTTTATTGTTGAAAAAGACGGCACCTCAACAGATACGACAGCCATTCACACCATGGCAGACGATACTTTTGTTACTGTTGCATTTTTCATAGATCCTATAACTTCATTGGTTCAGTATTCAGTAAATAATGCAGAACCAGTAGGTGTTGTAAATACAAATTTACCAACCGACGAAGAACTGACTGTATCTTTCGGTATTCAGAACGGTGAGGCCGCGGCTAAAACCATGACTATTGATTATGTTACAGCAATCGTAGAGAGATAATATGGCAGACGCAGTAACCTCTCAAACCATACAAGATGGTGAAAGAACTGCTGTTTTGCGGTTCACTAACGTTTCGGACGGTACAGGTGAATCTGCTGTAAAAAAAGTAGACGTTTCTGCTTTAGGATCAAATGCAAGAGGACAAGCATGCACTGAGGTTCATATTCAAAGAATATGGTGGTCTTGTGTCGGCATGTCCGTCAAAATAGACTTTGATGCAAGTACAAACGTTCTAGCCATTGGCTTACCAGCTGATTCAACAGGCGACGAATATTATGATACTTTTACTGCTATACCCAATAATGCGGGCTCTGGCAAAACTGGTGATTTAGACTTCACAACAGTTGGACACTCTAGCGGTGATAGTTATATGATAATTTTGGAGCTGATAAAAAAATACGACTAATCTATGGCTACAACCAAAGATGTCAAAAGAACCTCTAGCGGTAGGCTTACCTACCGCGGAGAGTCTTTTCCTGGTTATAACAAACAAAAAAGAACACCAGGCAAAAATAAAAAATTTGCTGTTCTAGCAAAAAAGGGAGATCAAAT